GTTGTTTGGTCAACACATCAGGTTTCACTTGGTAAATATATTCCATTCCTATCTACCTGTTCCCTGTGAGGGTATTATTGTTCTTTTGAGGAAGGGTATGGATTTTGAACTTTATATCAAGGAGGGCAACTTTAAATATATGTATGGCAGAGACAATTAAAATAGACGATAAAAGACTGCAAGAAAAGATTGGGTGGACTCCTCACGAGGATCAGAATCCAGTCTTGAGAGCGATTGAGAAACTAAGAATTGTAGTTCTTTGTGCAGGTAGGCGTTGGGGTAAGTCGGCTCTGTGTGCCTATATTGCCTTAAGGGTTCTAGTACAGCCCAATAAGAAGATTTGGATTGTCTCTCCAACATATGATCTATCTCTTAAGGTTTTCAATTATCTTGTCCGGTGGTTCGGTGTGGTTGCCCCTTCGCAACTCAAAGGAGTGGTTTATAGACCTTACCCGAAGATACAAACTGCAACTGGATCTGTGGTTGAATGTAAATCCGCAGAAAATCCGAAGTCGCTTTTGGGAGAAGAACTTGACCTTCTCATTGTTGATGAAGCCGCTCAAATAGATCGGAGAATTTGGGAGCAGTTTTTGTTTCCAACCACTTCTTCAAGACAAGGTAAGACTATTTTCATCTCCACTCCTTTAGGTAAAAACTGGTTTAATGACCGGTACGTTGAAGCTGATGCAAATGGCGGTGCTTTTCGTTTTGAGAGTAGGTCTAATCCTTATTTTCCTAAGGGTGAATGGGAAAGAGCAGAGGAAATGTTGCCGAAACACGTCTTTCAACAGGAATATCAGGCAGATTTCCTTGATGATGCCTCTGCAGTTTTCAGGGGAGTTTACGATATTATCAGAGATGGGATAGAAAGGGACTCTGAAAAGGGACATTTTTATACAATCGGAGTAGATTTAGCGAAATATCGGGACTATACAGTGCTAACTGTGATGGATCGCTCTATAAATAGTGTCGTTCATATAGATAGATTTAATGAAATTGGGTGGAATATACAGAAAGCTAGGATAATTGCCCTAGCAAAGCGTTATAATAATGCCCGTCTGGTAATTGACTCTACAGGAGTAGGAGATCCAATCAGTGAAGATCTAAGAAGGGCAGGAATTTTGGTAGATGACTTTAAGTATTCAGGGAAAAGTAAACTTCAACTTATTGAAAAGCTAACAATTTGGATAGAGCAGGGGAATATATTTATTCCGGCATATCGTCCGCTACTTGATGAGCTAGATCATTTTGGTTATATCCTTACAGACAAGGGACACTTTTCTTACGGAGCGCCGACAGGCAAACACGATGATTGTGTTAACTCTTTGGCATTATCTGTTTGGACTTTAATTGGAAAAGGTAGGCAAGAAAGTTTGTTAAAAAAGACAATGAAAGAAGGGGCTAGAAAAAAGCGGAACTCGTTTGTTTAAAAAGTTTTCCACCTTGTCAAGTTAATTGACTTGTGGATAACTGTCAGGGTAAAATACCCTTATGTCACAGCTAGGAAAAAATTTAGTTTCAACTATAAAAAAGGAAAAAGCTGAATTTCAAAAAGCATCTTTTGAATTAGCCCCCTCATATGCTAATACAATACCTAGAATTATAGAGCTTGTTGACCTCTATTGGGTTGACAGATTTAAGGGGAACGCTGTTGATGAAAATGGATGGAAACGAGCATTCTTTAATGTTATAAAAAACCCTACACTCGTTACTTCAAAACAAATAGATCGTGATACAAAAGACATCCGTGTAATCCCTGCAGAAGGTCAAAGCCATTACCCTGCTTGGATCTACTCTCGTGATCTTAAACGTTGGATGAAAACCACAAAGCTTGGTTTACTTTTAAATGAATTAGTTTTAGATCTTCCGAAGTACGGAAGTATTATTGTAAAAAAAGCGGCGGGTAATAAAATTTTTAATACACATTTGGATAATGTTTGGTGGGAGGCGACACAACGACTTCTTAGGAAGTCTCGTTTTGTTGATAGTGAAATGGAGATGGCAGAACACGAGCTAAATGAAATGGAAGGAATTTGGGACGGACTTGCGGGAGCTTTAGCTGAAGTTAAAAAATCTGCAACAGGAAGAATAAAAGTTTATGATCGTTTTGGAATTCATAAAGGTGCGGGTAAAAATAATTATCATATTGTTACAGAGGGTGGAGTAATTTTACATAAAGCGGAATACGAAAGTGTTGATGAAATTTGGAGGAAGTTAGATTGGGACAGAATAAAAGGAAGAGGAATTGGAAGAGGTGTTGTTGAAGATTTAATGGAAAACCAAATCAACCGAAACAGAGTTGAGGACTTTAAAAACTCTGCACTTGATTGGACTTCAAAACTTATTTTTCAAACTAGAGATGACACTTTTGCTCGTAACCTTTTGACTGATGTTGATAATGGAGAAGTACTTAATATTCAAGATAATCTTACACAAGTAAATAACTCTGAGAAAAATCTACCTGCTTACAGAGAGTCTAATCAGGAATGGGATCAAAACAGGAAAGAAAAAACTTTTGCTTTTGCTGAAAATTCAGGTGAGCGACCTCCTTCAGGTACACCTCTTGGTACTACAAAATTAACACTCGGACAAAGTGGTTCTTACTTTGATCAAAGGGGTGAGGAGTTTAGTATTTGGTTTAGCTCTATCATAACTGATTGGGTTATTCCTGAATTCCGAAAAGAAAGAAGGATTGAACATAAAATTATGTTGGGAGAATTCTCTGAAGATGAGTTAATAAGAATTAAATTTCTTGTTGAAAATTCTCGTGTTACAGAAAAAGTTTTTGCTTTTGTTAAAAAGAATGGAAGAATTCCTAGCGCTGAAGAAAGAGAGTTGATGAAGTCTGTAGTTAAAGAGCAGTTAAGAAAAGAAAAAGATATGACAATCCCTGCAAGGTATTACGAGCAGGAAGTCATAAATGCAACAGTTGATGTAATTATGTCTAACGAAAGAATGGATATTGCCGCAGAAATTACTACAAACCAAACTGCACTTACACTTCTTGCACAGAATCCCGCATTACTTGATGACCCCAGAGTTAAGAAACTATTTTATCGTCAATTAAGTCTCGTTGGTAAAAATCCATTAGAGATTAGTGTTGAAGAGTTGCCCGAAGTTAGTGAGGCGGTTAATGTTGCATCCAAAGCCAGTGGAGGTAGTGTACCACGTCCGAACCCAGTTCCGAGTTCTGTACGTGAACCAGTATCTGCTTAATCCACATTATGAAATTGACTCAAGCGCAGAAAGTATGGATAATGCAAAACAGAGGACAACTTCGTGAACTTTTTGATGGAGCAATAGAAGATTTAAAGTCTGATATTTTAATTTGCCCTGAAGAAGAAAGATTTTTGAAAATAGATCTTGCAAATGAATTTAAAAAGTTTATGAAGCGGATCAAAGTCGTTGAAGATAATCGAGCGGCAGATCACAAAGAAGTTCCGAAAGGAGTTTAATTTTTCCATAAGCTACAGCAATCAAGGTTGGTGTGGTTTAAGAGAAGGAAAGCTCTTTCAAAAATACCGGTCGTTTTTTAATAGATTTACGCATAAAGAAAATCTTATATGGTAAAACAAAATTTACCGCCTAAAGCTGATGCTGTCCCTGCGACACCACCTGCTCCGGCTCTGGCAGACCCCGATGAGGCTAATCTTCCGACAGAGAGGGATGACCTTACTAAACCTAAGGACACTCCGCCTTCTGATCCGAAAGATACACCTCTGGTTGATACTGCTTCGTCTGACTCACCGGCAGACACTAAGCTACCGGTTGACCCGAAGGATACTCCAAAGTCTGTACCTAATCAGATCTACAATCGTATGAATACGGCTGAAGAAACTGTGAAGGCTTACAAGGATAAATTTGGAGATTTGCTCGTTGATGGAGTTGAACTTGCTTCACCTTCTGCTCCGGCAAATGACTCAGATCCTATTGCTATAGCTAAAGCCGCTAGGGTTTTAGCCAAATATGATGATGCTGAGCTTGAACACTTGGCTATTGTCGCAAAAGGATTAGGTGTATCTCCGGTTGAAGCTGTCCAGTCTGAGAGTTTTCAAAAATTCTCTACAGGGCATAGGGACGCAATTAAAAAAGATAACGCAGTCCCTGCGCCTTCTGACTCTGGCGGTATGCACATTGACAAAACCGACAAAGAAATCGGTGAGATGTCTGACGAGGACTTTAAAGCCCTTGAAAAAGACGCTCTCGATAAGCAGAATGCAAAGGGCATATAGATAATATATGGCTACTCAAACTTTTACGGCGTTTACGCCTGAAGTTTGGAGTCCCCGAATAAACTTCTTCTTCAAGACGAAGTTGACGGCTGCGCCTTTCTTTGCGGACTACTCTGATGATGTATCGGATGGAGGTGATATTATTCACATTCCAAATGTTGCTGATAGTTTCACATCTATCACCGACATTGCAGTTACCACTGGTACTGTTACCGCTACAAACTTATCAGACACTAACACCAACCTTACAGTAAACAAGTGGAAGGGTGTCGCTTATGACCTAACGGACTTCCAGTTCGCTCAGGTTATGAAGTCATTTAACATAAGGAACAGTTATGCTGTTGCTATGTCCCACTCACTTGCTCGTCAGTTTGATACTGACCTTCTTGCTGAGATTGATAACATTACGCCTTCTGTCGGTGCTACCGGCACAGCGTTGTTAGCTACTTCAGTTGAAAAGGCATTTGGAATTCTTGAGTCTAACTCAATTCCAAAGGACGAGTGTGTGCTGTTTATTGAGCCTAAGGTGTACTGGAATAACTTGATGAATATCACCAAATATTCCCAAGCTTCATTGTTTGGAAAACCAGTTATTCCTAAGGGTGCGCACGACCTATTCTACGGAGTACCAGTCGTTGTTACCCCTCAAGTTCCTGCGGCTGCGGGTTCTGGTTACACCAACGCTATTGTTCATAGGAGAGCATTTGTTTACGCATATGCTGCTCTTCCGGGCGGTGGTAAGGGAGTTAGATTGTCTGAAAAGCCATCCGAAGATCTTAAGGTTAAAATCCACGCCGACCTTGCATATGGTGTTAAAACACTAAATGCTACAGCCGGTGTCAAGATCCTCGCTAGTGGTGCGTAAAGCATAGGCTGACTCTAAGCCCCCGACCCCTGTCTAGCGGGTTGGGGAAGAAAGCTAGGCTCTTCCCCACTCCACTACTCATTATTAAATTATCTATACTGCTTATGTTAATTGCGTACTTAGGAAATTTTGGCAACAAATTTTCCGACACTACTGAGAAACACATAGTGTTTTCTCTTGAAAAACTAGGACACGAAGTTACTCAAATTGATGAGAAGGACTTTGATGTTGATGAAATAGTTAAAACTTGCAGAGGCAAGGATCTTTTACTATTTCATAAAGGAGGTCAAGCATTTGATGTTGAACTCCCTGAACTTATTGAATTATTAAACAAGGTAACCATACCTAAGGTTTTTTGGTATTTTGATAAGGTTTTTGATGGTGAAAGAGAACATTGGATGCACACGGTTATTCCGTATATTGATCACGCCTTCTTAACTGATGGTACGTGGATCAGAAGGCAGAACTATCCAAATATAACTTATCTTAATCAGGGAATTGGTGATGAGGATACTTCTCTAGGAGAATTTAAAGAAGAGTATGCTTGTGATATTGCATTTTTTGGAAGTGTCTATGGCGCTCAACGAGAGTCATTTGTTAGAGGTCTGCAAGAAACTTATGGCGATAAGTTTAGGATCTTTTCAAATGTCTTTGGACGAGATTTATATGATGCCTGTGCTTCGGTAAAAATTATTGTTTCGCCCCGTACACCTCAAGATGATTTTTATTGGTCTAGTCGTGTTTATATGACTACTGGATCAGGCGGATTTATGCTTTATCCTAAACTTGAAGGTCTTAAGGAAGAGTTTAAAAAGGATGAGGAGGTTGCTATGTATGCTACAGGGCATCAACTGAAAGATAAAATTGATTATTATCTTGAAAATGAAGAAGAAAGAAAGAAGATCCAAATAGCAGGATATAAAAAGACAATAACTGATTATACATACTCTAAGAGACTTGAGACTCTTATTCATACTCTTGTAAAGAACAAAATAGTCTAATGTGGGCGTTCACTACACCTGAGTTTTGGCAAAATAGACTTAGAAAAACAGGGTTTATCTCTGCTATCTCAGGTAATAGTGGAATGAATAATAAAAAAGAAGTTCTTAAAAAATGTGTTTGGGGGAAGGTTCTTGATCTTGGCTGTGGCTATGGACGACTTGTTGATGTACTTCCTTCAGAAGTTACTGAATATACCGGTATTGATATTACTCCTGAATTTATTGATGAAGCACACAGGAAGTATCCTAAGAAAAGATTTATCTTAGCTGATTTTCTTAATAATGATTTTAAGGATAATGAGTTTGACTGGGTTATTTCTGTCGGAGTTTTGAATGATGAAATT